AAGAGCGGTTAAGACTGATTTTGCGGACAACACCACCCAAGAGATAATCTCAAAATATGGGAATGTCATAAAAAGTGGTGTGAAGGTCTTTGAAGAGTCTGAGAATTTACAAGTAATACCAGTAAGCCCAGCGATAGACCTAGCACTTGGCGGCGGTATAAAAGAGGGTGGTTGGGTAATTTTTACAGGCGACCCAAAGACCGGCAAGACAACTACAGCCCTACAATTTGCGGCTACCTGCCAAAAAGAGGAGTGGGGAGGTAGAACAGTAATCTACATTAATGCAGAGGGAAGGCTTAAATCAATGAATCTTGGAGGTGTTGAAGGTCTAGACCTTTCACCAGAAAAGTTTAAGATTGTACAGTCTCAGGACGAACCTCTTTCCGCAGAAGAATTTCTCTCCATTGCAGAACAATACATCAGAGAGACTCCAGAGTGCGTTGTTATCGTAGATTCAATATCCTCACTAATTCCAGAGAAGGAATTAACAGGAGAACTCACAGCCTTCAGCAGAGCTTTACTGCCACGACTTCTTGGTTCATGGACTAAAAAGCTTGCGACTGTTGTTCCAGCACAACGAGCTACAGTTGTTATGATTACTCATTTCATCGCCAACACTTCTGGTTATGGCAAAATGAAAATGTCTGATGGGGGCAACAAAATAAGATACCAAGTTGATACACACATGGAAGTTAAAAGGGTAACTCCTTGGGAAGTTGCTGGAGAACAAATAGGTCAAATGCTAACTTGGAAAGTTATTTGTTCAAGTAGTGGCGGTTTTCCGGGAGCTGAAGCTGAAAGCTGGTTAAGATACGGAACCGGAATTGATAATACACAAGAGCTAATACACCAAGCAATGCAGATGGGTCTCATTGATAAAGGTGGTGGTGGGATGTATCGTTGTGATTACATACTAGACAATAAGGAAAAATCAAAGGACTGGTTTGTAAGAAATGAAGTTAATCTAGAGGATGAGGAAGCTATGATAAAAGCAGTCAAGTTCAAGGGTCAGGAAAAGCTGTATGTTTTTCTTTCAGAAAATGAAGACATGGCAAGCCTGCTGAGAGAGACTCTTGGGGAGATGATTTGAAAGCTTTAGGTTTTGATGGTAGACAAAGAAATTGGAATCTAGACGGAAAAAAACCAAAAAAGAATTCCACAAGAGCCTGCTCTAAACTTCATGTTAGAGCAAGACATATACTTAATGAGCTATTCCCAACATACAGGGTTTTAGAAGAAGTCAAACTTCCCGGCTCACAAACATCAACCAGAAAGTCAGTGTTATACGCTGACTTTTTCATTCTAGAAAAAATGCTTATAGTAGAGGTGAATGGAAGACAACATTATGAGTTTGTTCCCTTTTACCATAAAACAAAAAAAGATTTTTACAAAAGCAGAGCCAGAGATAGAGACAAGCGTGAATGGTGTGAAATCAACAACATAACAATGGTCTCGTTAAAATACACGGATGCAGATGATGAGTGGAGAGAAGCAATTAACAGTAGATGAACGACTTGCTCAGTTTGAAAAAATTGTAGATGATTACATCTATGGAAACAATCTTCAAGCAGTACCTTTCAATCCAGAATTTGAGCAAGCTGTTTCTATGAATGATGATGAGCTTAGACAGCTATCTTCAGAGGAGACTCTCAATCGTTCATACATGGCCTTTTCTTATGCAAACCACATGCAGGAAGAATATAACAAACACGTTGTTAGGCATAACTACGCTTGCGACAATATAAGAAGAATTGTCACTGGTGAGCTTGAAAGATTTGATAAATACACAAAACATGAAACAAAGCAACAATACATAGTTAATGAAAATACTGTTGCAAACAGGTTGGATATAATAAGGCAGCATTCTAAAGCTAGAATGGATAGGCTAGAAAACAGAATAAGAGACATAAGAAGGATTGGCGAAGTTCTTTTAGAATTAAGCAAAAGGAAACAATATTCATGAGCGTCATTGAAACAGCAAAGCAGCTGCTACAAAAGGGGATTGCCCTAAACGACGAAGAGTTAATCAGCATGGCTAACCAGCTTCTATCTAAAGAGGTGGTTCCACAGCCTAAAGAGGTTGAGGATGTGAGTGATACCCCTGAACCTGAAACCAGTAATGAGTCAACAAGAAGTAAGTTTGAGGACTTTACAGCTCCAACGAAGAAAACCGACCAAACACAAAAAACAAGGTTTGCCAGAACAGAACCAGTCAGTGCTGAAAACAGAGAAAATAAATTTGTAGATGACGGATTGGAACATTCTGATGTAACCACACCTGACACCCCTAGAACTGCAAGAAACAGAAAAGGGTTTTCAAAAATATCTCAGGTCTGCAAAAAGTGCAACGCGACATTTGAAACACACCCTTCGCATAAACGAGACTGGTTTGTTTGCTCCAACTGCATAAGGAGATAAACTTGTCGTTGCAAAATTTAGCCGCTGAAAGGGCTGTGCTTTCTGGCTTTTGTCAGTATGGCCTAGATGCCTACATTGATGTTGAGTCTATAGTTGATATATCTTGCTTCACAGATAAAACAAATCAACATTTGTTTAGATGTATTCAGCATTTATTAAAAGATGGTAGTGAGGTTGACGTATCATCAATACTCTCCTCTGCCTCATCTCTTGGTTGTTATGAATTAATAAGTGGTGATGAAGAGATTGAATATTTGGATGCTTTATTTAATTTTCCAATAGAGCTTAGCAATGTCGAAACAAACGCAAAAGCCATAAAGAAACTAAGCATAGCAAAACATATACAAAAAGTCGTTAAAGGAATACACACCAACCTTTCAAATATTTCAGGCGAAGAGACTTTTACCCAAATAATTAACATAGCAGAATCTCCAATAATGGAGTTGGACTCTCTCCTTTCTGACAGTGATTCAAACAACCCAGTTCTTTTAGGTGCTGGTGTTGAAGAATATGTAGAGCATGTCATGGAGTCGCCTTCGGATATAGTTGGTATACCAAGTGGGTTTCCTAGATTTGATGCTTATATTGGTGGCGGTCTTAGGAGGGGCTGTATTGATTTTATAGCAGCGAGAGCGAAGATGGGTAAAAGTATGCTCACAGATAATATCGCTTTACACGTTGCCAATATGGATATACCAGTGCTTGTTGTTGACACAGAGATGGGAGAAAGCGACCATCTTTGCAGAATACTGTCAAACATGAGCGGTGTTCCCAGCAAAGAAATTGCTAACGGTAAATTCTCTTACGACCAGTCTAAGACAGAGAAAGTCTTTCAGGCAAAAGAGGATTTCAAGCAGATACCCTATCATTACATTGGTGTTGCTGGAAAGAGTTTTGAGGAGATACTTTCAATCATAAGAAGATGGGTAGAAAAAACTGTTGGTCTTGATGATGAGGGTACGAGAAATGATTGCTTAGTCATTTATGACTATTTGAAGTTGATGTCCGGTTCTGATTTGGGTGCTAACTCACCAGAATGGCTTGTCTTGGGCAACCAAATAATGCAACTTCACGCACTGTGCGTTAAGCAAGATTTTGCTTGCCTGAGTTTTGGTCAGCTTAATAGGGATGGGATAACTAGAGAGGATGCTGGAGTAGTTAGCGGTTCTGATAGAATTGTTTGGAACTGTTCTAGCTTTACTATTTTTAAGGATAAGTCCGCAGACGAAGTTGCTGAAGACGGCCCAAATGGTGGAAATAGAAAAATTCTACCTATTGTCTCTAGACATGGGCCGGGAATGGAAAACGGAAACTACATAAATATGAGTCTGTCTGGACACATTGGAAGAGTACAGGAATTATCTACTAGAGATGAGCTTATACAATCAAAAAACATCGGAACACAGGGTTTCCAAGTCGAATTACCAAACGAAGATTCCGAAGAAGAAGGTGGATTCGGTTTGTCATGAGCTTTCCGAAAAAGCTGAGCTGTTATTAGATTATTTAGGTATATCTTACAGCTATAGAGACAACTATGTTCACATGCCTTGTCCCATACATGGTGGCGATAACCCAACGGCTTGCACAGTATATGTCGAAGGAGACTCGCTAAAAGGTAATTGGTATTGCTGGACACATCAGTGTCACGAACAATATTTATCAACAATGCTTGGCTTTATAAGGGGCTATCTTGAATCTGAAAAAGATAGAAAAGTTAGCTTCAAAGAAGCTATGGATTTTGCTCTAGAGTTTTTGAACACTTCAATAGAAAACATTCAGCCTAAAAGCAATGAAGATAAAAAGAGGTTTGTAACAGCAGCACAGAGATTACAGAAGGCACAACTAGAACCAGATGTTAAAATAACCAGAGATATGGTAAAATCTACATTACAAATACCATCTCAATATTACATCGACAGAGGCTATAAAAAAGAAACGTTAGAAAAGTTTGACATTGGAACCTGTATAAAAAAAGGTAAACCTATGTATGGAAGAGCAGTAGCACCTGTCTACAACGACTCTCATGAATACATGGTTGGCTGTACTGGTAGACAAATAAACGAAAAGTATATGCCAAAGTGGAGAAACAGTCCCGGATTTAAAAAGGGGTTAAACCTTTATGGTTACTGGTTTGCAAAAGAGCAGATAAGAAAAACGGGAACAGTCATAATAGTTGAAGGGCAGGGTGATGTGTGGAGGCTTCACGAGGCAGGAATAAAAAATGTGGTGGGTATTTTTGGGTGTAGTCTGACGGATGCACAGATAATAAAACTAGAGTCTTCCGGTGCTGCAAATATGATTGTTCTGCTGGACAATGACGAGGCAGGCTCAAAAGCTAAGAATAAAATAAGAGATAAGTGTGGAAAGATATATAATCTATTCTTTCCAAAACTAAATACAAAGGATGTTGGAGACATGTCTATTTCAGATATACATGAAACGCTTGTTCCGCAAATAGAGGGTATGTTTTAATGACAAAGATAATTGCCTTTTCTGGTGTTAAACAGAGTGGTAAAACCACATCTGTAAACTTTTTACACGGCGTTCAACTCATAAAAAATGATATAATTGAGAACTTTGGCATTGATGAAAACAATAGCCTTATTGTCTTTAGAGGCGAGGAATCCGGTGTCATGGACCTTTTCAGGACCGATGACGATTTTATTAATTATGCCGTTTCCAACATATGGCCATACATTAAATCTTACAGCTTTGCAGACTCTCTAAAGTACACATGTCTAAATCTTTTTGGTCTTACCAAAGAGCAGTGTTTTGGAACAGACGAAGAAAAAAATTCAGAGATTGATATTATGTGGGAGTCTATGCCAGACAATATAGATGTTAGGTTCGACGATGAATATTACGATTTAGTGCCTAAGAAAAAAGGCAAGATGACCGCCAGAGAGTTTATGCAGTACTTCGGCACGAATATTTGTAGAAAAATGAAATCGGACATCTGGACTGAGGACTGCATAAATAGAATAAAAAGAGAGCAAAGTGAAATTGCAGTGATTGGCGATTGTAGATTTCCTAACGAGGTTGAAGCTGTTCAGAAAGCTGGGGGCAAAGTAGTCAGGCTAAGTAGACACGTTCATAAAGATTCACACCCAAGCGAGACAGCTCTCGATAAAGATAAATACGATTGGAAAAATTTTGATGCGGTGGTAGATAATTCAGACATGGGTATAGAAGAAACCAATAATTCAATACAAAAGCTTATTAGCGATTGGGGTTGGTAGTGTTAGTAACCTACATTAGAAGTTCTAGTTATAATAATTACTCTTACTGCCAAATGCAGTACTATATGACTTATGTATTAGGTCACCAAACAGTGTCTGGAAAGAAGGCACAGATGGGTACTATAGTACACAAGGTAATGGAGTGTCTTGCAAGATGCAAGAAGGCGATACAGGATAACAAGAGAACGACAGTAGATGACGCTCTTGGAAAACTTAAGGCAACAAAAAAGCTTCTGTACACAGAGGATTTTGTAAATGAACTGACAGACCAAAGTTACAACTATTACACATCTAACTGTGTTCATGACTATACTGATTCAGATTATAAGACATGTAAAAAATGGGTATGGATGGCTTTAGAATACAACGGTGGCCAATTCGACCCTCGTGAAAGAAAGATTGTTGAGCCAGAGCCTCATTTTGATATTGAAATAGATAGACCTTGGGCAAAGGTTAATTACACACTACCTAACGGTGAAGAATTTACAGGACGTTTAGCAATAAAAGGCACTATTGATTTAGTCACAGAAGTTGATGATGGTGTGATAGAGGTCGTAGACTGGAAAACAGGACAAAGAAAAGATTGGGCAACAGGAGAGAAAAAAGATTATGAAAAGCTTTCTAAAGACCCTCAGCTTCTTCTTTATTACTACGCCATATCAAAGCTGTTTCCTGAATATAAACAGGCTATTATGTCAATATTCTACATTAGAGATGGTGGTCCTTTTAGCTTATGTTTCGACGAATCAGACCAAGAATATTTTCTAGACAAATTAAGAACTAGGTTCTTCCAAATTAAAAACAACCAGACACCAAAACCAATTTCCTATAGTCAGTCACACTGGAAATGTCAAAAGTTATGTGACTATGCAAAGAATGATTGGGGAGACTCTGGAGTTAACATGTGCAGATATGTACATGATATGTTGAATAAAGACGGTATTGAAAAAACTACCGCAGAATGTACTAAGAAAGGTTTTAATGTTGGATACTACAACGCGCCCGGATAATTGGACACCATTACACCTACATACTCATTACAGCCTGCTTGACGGCCTCTCTAAGCCGCATCAGGTGGCAGAAAGGTGCAAGGAGCTTGGTTACACTAGCTGTGCAATAACCGACCACGGAACAATATCTGGAGCAGTCTCTTTCACAAGTGCGATGAAAAAGGCTGGAATAAAACCAATCCTCGGTTGCGAGTTCTATCTAACAGAAGACCTGTCTGTGAAAGATAAGGGAAATAGGTTTCTAAGCCATTTAGTAGTCTTGGCAAAAAACAAGGAGGGTTGGCACAGGTTAATTGAGGCGACCTCCGCAAGCAACGAAAAGGAAAATTACTATTTCAAGCCACGTTTAGACTTGGATACTTTGTCTAACTACGCCGATGGAAATCTGATTGCTTTTAGTGGTCATATTGGTAGCGATATGGCAAACGTTTTTTTTGACGATTTTAAATCTGCTTACAATGCAGAGAGCTATGATGAGGCAAAGCAGTTTATTTCAAAAGACTGGCTTGAAAAATCAGAGGCGTTAGCTAAAAAATATCAGTCCGTCTTTGGAGATGGTAACTTCTTCTTAGAGATACAGGTTATTGACCAAGAGAATTGTCCGGCCTCTACTCTTGTGGCTGAAGGGTTGAGATACTTGAGTAGAAAAACGGGCATACCATGCGTGGCAACAGCAGACTCGCATTACCCCAGAAGGGAAGACGCAGCAGACCAGAGGGTTTTGCTCTGTGCAGCTATGAAGACAACCTACAGAAAGGTAAAGAAAAGGCTTGATGCAGGTGAGAATGTAGGCTTGTCTGGATTCTTTAAGTCTTTTAATTATCACATACCAAGCTTTGAAGAAATGTCTGAAATTCACACAGATGAAGAAATATCAAACGCAAACCTGATTGGAGACATGTGTGAGGAATATGAGATTCTTGGGGAGCCAATGCTACCTAAATTCCCATGCCCAGAAGACTATACGGAAGACAGTTTTCTTAGAGAGCTTTGCAGAGAAGGCTGGAAACAAAAGCTGCTAGATGAAGGCAAGGTTACAAAAAATCCAGAAGACGAGTCTACAGCCAAATATCTCCACAGGATTAAAGAAGAATTATCAGTAATAAGTGGAGCTAACCTAGCAGGTTATTTTTTGATTGTTAAAGATATTGTAGAAAGTGTGTCAAAAAACAGTTGGCTTCCCGGTCCGGGAAGAGGTTCTGCGGCAGGATGTTTAGTGTCATATCTGATAGGTGTTACACAGGTAGACCCTATTGAATATGGGCTAATCTTTGAAAGGTTTTACAATGCGGGTCGTAATACAAAAGACAGAGTTTCTTTGCCCGACATAGACATTGATGTTCCCGCTTCAAAAAGAGACGACGTTATAGGATACATAAAGAAAACCTACGGTGAAGGTAGAGTCGGCCAGATGATTACTTTTGGTCGCCTTCAAGGTAGAAGTGCCTTGAAAGAAGTCTTACGGGTACATGATGCCTGCCCGTATGAAGAAATGAACAGAATTACAAAGTCTCTTCCTCACGAGGCAGATATATCAGACCAACTGCAAGAGATGGATGAATCTTCAGTAATAATGTGGACTTTACACAATCAACCAGAGCAGTTAAAAGATTATTGTCGTATAAAAGAAGACGGTTCTCTTGATGGGCCTTACGCAAAACACTTTGAACAAGCTATGCGTATAGAAGGCACTTATAAATCGCAAGGAAAACATGCTGCTGGGGTTGTTATCTCCCTTGAAGAATTAAATAGAGTCTGCCCTATGGTAAAGGAAACAAATGGCTCAGCTAAAATAGCAGGGTTAGAAATGTCAGACCTAGAAGCTATGGGGCATGTGAAGTTCGATATTTTAGGAGTTAATCTTTTGGATAAAATGATGAGTATTCAATCAACTTTAGGAGGTCAAAATGTCTGATGCCAAATACAGAGAGAGGTTTGAAAGATACCTTTCGATAATTTTGGATGGTAATTCTATCGACTTTAGAAACAAGGTTTCTATCTGTTTCATGAACGACTATTATGAAAGAAAGGTTGTCGGACGATATTATCAAGTTCACTGTGACGACTCCAGATTTAAATTCAGCCAGTTGTACAAAAGTCCTAGAAGAGCTTTAGAGAAGTTTCTTGA